CGGTCGTGATGGTGTTGAAGTCAGCGCCGATATTGGGCGTTACGGAAAATGGAGCAGCCATTTCAATGTCCTTTCAATGTTTCAAGAGAGGGGCCGAAGCCCCGTTCATCAATCAGCCAACACGCCCTGGAACTGAGCGCCCGAGCAGGTCAGCGCACCAGCCCAGCCCATCAGACGCACGATGGCGTCCTGGTTGACCGACTGACGATCGCCACCGATCGGGGCGAAGTTGCGCTCACGGTGCGGACGGAACTTCAGGTATTTCGTGTTGATGAAATACATCCGGTTGGCAGGAGACGAGCCACCGATACCGCCATCAAGGTACACGTCGCAGTTAAAGCCTGCGCCGAAATACTTGAGGGAGGTAAAGCCAGCGCCGCCCGAGTCGGTCGAACCGATACGCTGGATGGCTTGCAGGCTTTCCAGATACAGGCGGTAGTAGTTGTTGTCGGCGACGATCATGTCGGGACGGTCGGTGCCGCGAACCAACTGCACAGCCACACGGTTCATGTAGCTCTGAATGTTGGCCGAAGTCGCAGCCGCGCCGCCGTCGGTCGTTGCGTCAAACGCCACGTTACGCCAGAAGGCCCAGGTTGCGCGGTTGATGCCGCCGTAGGTGCCGGAGCCGGGAGTGGTGGAGATGGCAGCAGCCAAACCCACGATATCCTTGCCGCCGTTACCCGTTCCGTCAGAATACAGACCTGCGCTGATTTGGTTCATCAGCTGGGCTTCTGCAACCTGAATGCGGCCTTCCAGCAGGTCGATGATCTGCTCTTTGCCCGAGTTTTGCAGCATTTCCAAACCGCTGATCGACACGGCAGCAGCGTACTGCTTGATGTCAAACTGGGCGGCAGAGATGGGGCTGTTCGGGGTAATGTCGATGGTGTCATAGCCCGAATACGAACCCGCGTTCAGGGTGTTGGCGTCGTTATACATGATCTCTTCCTGGATCACGTTACCGCCCGAGAAGGGCTTGACGTTGCCACGCTCGCGCATTTTCATGAGCAGGGCGTTGTTGCGGGTGACGTTATCGGCCAGCGAAGAACCACGGGCCTGAATGGTCGTGGTGATGATGTCGGACAAACCTGCGAAGGTAGTCATGATTCAATTCCTTTTCAATTGTCAGCAAATTGCGCCGCGAGAATATCTCGCAACGAACCGTTTACTGGCTGACTCCCGGCACCGATTGGGCTTGAGCCTTTCACCCCGACTGCGGCGGTTTTCGCTCGCTGGGCTTGGGCTTGTTCCAATGCTTTGCGCTGGGCGTCGGCGAGTTGCTGGTCAATGAGGGATTGCCTCACATCCGGCCTCATCCAGACAGCCATGTCATACGCTTCTTGCAACGATTTGGCTTTGCCGGTTTCCAGCAAATCGGCCATGTCGTTGCGCACTGCGTCAAAGTGCGGTCTTTCAGCAGTTTGGAAGGATTGCAACTCTTGTTGCACTCGCATCTGTTCCTGCTGTTGTACCTGATTTTGCCACATTTGCTGTGATTGGCGCAACTCATTCAGTTGTTGCATCAAAAACTGCGTCTGTGGGTCTACGGGTTGCGGGTTTTGCACCTGGGCCAAATCAATGCCGTACTCTTTGGCGAGTTGGGCAAAGTATTGGGCTTTGGTGATGGGGTCTGCCGTGCGGAGGGTCACATCGGCCTTCATCAGCGCATTGATGGCCGTGGGCGCATCGACACCGAGTTTCTGCAAGTGCTGTTGATACGGAGCAATCGCCGCATCATAGGCCTTTGCACGCTCTGAATGCGATTTGAACTCGCTGACACCTTTGTGAAAATCAGCCTCTCGCCGCTCCGCTTCGGATTTGAGCAGCTTCAATTCATCGGCGGTCAATGGCTCGCCACGCTCCGCCTTCATGAATGCCTGCTGTGCGGCGGGTTTCCAGCTTGAAAACGGATTCCTCTCGCCCGTTGGAGCGGGAGCGGGGGCAGGCTCAACCTGTGGCGCTCCTTTCTCGGCTTTGGGCGCAAACCGTCCAGCCTCGTCGCGGGGCTTGGATTCGGCCACAACGGGCTTTTCTGCCTCGGCTGGCTCTACGGTAGCCACTGGCTCCGAAGTCGCCTCCACGGTCGTTGCCGGGGCTTCGTCGGCTTTGCTGAAAGCCTCTTCCAAGGCGCTGCGAATGTCACTCATGAGGATTGCTCACTGGTTGTTGGAAAATCAATAGCCTTTGGACTTGAGCACCTCGGCCAATGTGCGCCGGATGCCTTCACGGTCTGCTTTGGGCTGTGGCCTGGCTGTTTTCAATGCGGCGTCTACCTCGTTGCCAATCTCAAAGCAGTTGTGTTGCCGCAAATGCTCACGATGCTGCGACCGTGACGTAATCATCTCGCCCGTGATCATGGATTTGTACGGCTGAATGTCTGGCACGATATAAGCCGATGCAGACGATGATGGGCCACGCCATTCCTCGGCGGGAATGAGTTCGTGGGTTACGGGGTCTTGAATGTAACGCTGTCTCATAGCAATAGGAGTAGGGTTTCCTCTTCGTCCTCAATTTCCTGCCGAATCTTGGCGGCTTGGCGAATCAAGGACTCGATGATCTGCGCTCTCGCCTCAATCGGTGGAATTGGCACGGATTGTACGACGATTGGGCGACTTGGGATAGGGGCCGATTTAACCTCGACAATCTCGGCCTCAATCTCGGCCAGTTCATCTTCCAATTCCTCGATGGTTTCGCGCTTTTCCTTTTCGCGCTCGGCCATCTTTCGCCATTGGCTATTCCAGAAATCAGCGTAATGGCCCCCAATGATTGCGCCCTGCCCGCTGGTTCCAGATGCCAGTGCAATATCGTCGCCTGATTCAGTAGCGGCACCATTGCCTGTAATTGCCTCAATGCCCGATGCGCTGGCCGTATCCGATCCGGTTTCCGTCGCTGCGGCGCTACCCTGAACCAGCACCGCCCCGGCAGATGCGGCCTGATCTGCGCCCACCTCTGAGGCTGCGCCACTGCCCTGCACCACCACATCGCCCGTTGCGGCTGATGTGTCCGAGCCTGTCTCGGTAGCGGATGCGGTGCCGCTGATGAACACATCACCATTGCTAGCTGCGGTGTCTACCCCGGTTTCGGTGGCTGCACCTGTGCCCGTTATCGGCCCACCAGAGACGGAGCCAGAGGCTGCGGATACGTCTGCACCCGATTCCGTAGCCGCCCCGGTTCCGGCAATGAATACGTCACCAGACGACGCGGCTGTGTCGGAGCCTGTCTCAGTCGCTGCGCCCGTACCTGTGATGCCCGAACCACCAGAGGCCGGTATTTGCAGCGCACCTAGCAGGCGGGCGAGTGCAGACAATTACGCCTCCCAAATCTCGTATTGCAGCGCACCAAAGGCGTCGTTGGCGGTGGTGTTGTTTGGCCCGCCGTACTTGATGAGCGAGCTGGTCACAAAGGTTTCAATGCCCCATGCCGCGTCCCATGTGAGGTTGGCTCCAGGCGTCAGATCCGGCACCACAAAGGTAGCCTCCTGCGTCACCATCGCAGTTGCCACGGCGGTGGTTTTTAAGCCGCCAATGGGAGAGACACGCGCCACCACGGTTGCGCCGCTCATCACACCCAGCAGGATCGTGGAAAACGTCGTTGCGCCATGCACCACGCAGACAATCCGCACCAGCACCCGACCACTGGCCGGAACGGTAAACGCTATGCGGGCGTTCGTAGTGTCAAAAGCCGCCATTGCAGAGGCAGCAGTGCCCCGCGTCTGCGCCGTGACTGGGTCATAGAGGATTGCGCCAAGGCAGGCCATATCAAGCGGCGTGCGTGATGGTGAAGCTGTTGATCGTGACCGTCTGACCCGCCGTGATGTTGGTCGAGTCCAGATTGATGTCAGCCCCGGATGTGCTTACAGTCAGCCCGGTCACAATGTCCGTTCCACCCGTAGCCGTGCGGATGCGTGCCGCTGCCGCTGTGCCGCCCGCGTCTGCGCTCGTATCGCTGCGAGGCATGGTCAGGGTAAGCACCCCGTTGGTCACGGTGCCGATGGGGTTAGCCAGTGGGATGGTAGCCAGCACAGAGGCCATTGCGCTAGTGCCTATCTCTAGCACTGCGGTTGCGCCTGCGGCTGTGACTACCGCGTTCATGCGGGAGGTTTTGACTGCGGTGGGGTAATTGACTGCCATGATTAGCCCTCGATTTCAATTTCAATCACGCCAGCAGCACGGCCATCCGGCCCGCGCACCAACTCCCTGCGCTTGGGGCGGTTCATGCGCTGTACGGCCTCTGCCAGCATCTGCATGGCCTGCGACACACCAGCCGTAGACTCGGCCACCGCTGCGGCGGCTTGGTCGCCTGCAACAGCCTGATTGGCCTCGCCCGCCATCTGCATGGCTGCAATCTGCACCTTGGCCTCTGCCTCTATCCGTGCCCGCATCTCAGCGCGTGCGGTTTCGGCGTTCTGGCGCATCTGCTCCAGTTGCATATCGGTCTGGGCCTTGAACTGAGCCAAAGCCTGCTCGTTCTGTATCCGCATTTGTTCGTTCTGCTGCTCAGACGCTAGGCGGGCTTGCTCTATCTGCATCTTGGCCTGCTCGGTCTGCTGTTGTGCGGCCATCTTGGCCTGCTCCAGCTGCATCTTGCCTTGCTCGATTTGCATCTGAGCCTGGGCCTGTTGCTCTTCGGGGCTTGGGCCTTGCGGTTGCTGGGGTTGTGGCTGGCTGAGTTGGGCCATGGCCGTATCAAATGCGGCCTCTAGCGGTCTGGAGGCACGGAAGGCGCGCACACCAAACAACAGCATTTCAGCCAGCAGCGGGGCCATTTGAGGCGCTTGCATGGCCACGGGCAGGGCTTGTTGCAAGAAACCACCCGCAGCTTGCAGGAACTCTAAGCGGTTGGTCTTTTCGCTCTGCTCGTCAATCTCCACCAGCGAATCCGACGCCACCTCGATGCGGAAATTTCGAGCAGGCTCGGTTTTCAGCAGTTGCAGGGCGGGCTCGGCATACTGGGAATCTGTCGTGGCCATGATGCCCGACATTTCAATCAGTTGCTCTGATGGGTAAAGATCAGCCATCATCTGGCCTTTGATCTTCAACAGCTCAGACGCAAACACCGCAACCCCTCGTTGCCGGTCACGCAAGCGAAGGGATGCGAACTGGCTTTTGATCTGTTGGGCTGTGGCCGTCTCAGAGGCCATCGACGCACCACGAACGATGTCAGACAGGCCAGTGACCTCAAAGACCACCTGTTTGGCACGCTCTCGGGCTTCGTAGCACGATTGCAGGGTGGCAACCACCTGATCCATGGGCAGAAAGTCCACCGTGCCTTTGATGCCGCCCCTTTCGCTGAATGCGGCCCATGTATCGACGGGAATGAGGGTGTTGTCTACCCCTTCGCTCATCATGCGCTGCACACCGTTCTGCGACGCATCGTAGACCCCGACCACCTTTAGGGCTTTGACCAGCATATTGATGCGCTGGGTCAGCAGGTCAATCTCGTCGGCTTGGTCTTGGTACAGCGCAAAGTCAGGCACCGGCACGAGTGTGTCCGTGGTCTGCGTGGCGTACATGGGGGTTGGGCATGGCCAGAAGGAATCCAGCCCATACGGATCATCAATGCAGTCGAGGGCCTTCTGGAACCCCTCGGCCACCCAGCACACCTTACGCGAGGGCTTGTCCCAAATCTCCCAGACTTGCGCCTTTTTGAGATGGGCCACATCCTCCCCGTTTTTAACCATCTCATCGAGGCCGATGGGCTCATGGGTCAGGGGTACTTCTTGGAACTCTTCGCCGAATCGCTGCAAGCCGTCCTGCTTGCTCATGTAGACGCGACGGGCGACCCATGTCACCTCTTCCCAGTTGCGGGCAGGCGAGCAACGGAAGTCCTCCCAATAGACTGTATCCACTGCGGCCATGGCTTGAGGCATTACCTGGCCGTCAGCAGCGGTGATGTCCTTTGTCTCGAAACGAACCCATGCCACACCGCGACCAGGCAGCAAACGATCCATGACAGCGGATCGCATGGCATGGTCAAAGTCGGGATAGTTGTCGAGCTCGAAAGCGAGGGCGCGCTCAAGAATCTGCGAGGCTGTGCGACCTACGGGGTCTTGGTCTTTGTGGCGGCGCTCTACCTGTGGTTTTGGCACTCGCCCATACATCGACGGGAAAAGCGTCTGGATGTTCGACCAAAGAATGTTGTACCGCTTGGCTGTGTCGCTGTATCCGTTGCGCTCATCACGGTAGCGCCGAATGATCTTCTTGCCGCGCTTAACCCACTTCTCGTCGTCCCGCTTGGCCATCTTGAGCTCTTGCAGCCAGCGTTCAGCCAACTGCACGGGGTTGTAGTCTTTGTCGTCGGCCATCAATACCTCTCGTTTCGCTTCGTCGTCTCCGCCCACATCTCATCGAGCGAAATCGTGACAATGCGCCCATTATGCCCGGTTACGGGGAATTTG